TCACTTAGAATTTTTAGTCTCAATTGGCGGCTTGTCGAGAGTGGGTGACACCTTCGTTTTACGATCATAAATCAGAACCTGGCTTTCTGTTTTATGTCCGCTGAACAGTTGTTTATCCCGGCTGCTTCCTTCGTAATCAGAGATACCTTTCGCCTTCAGATCGTGGAACGTACAGTCGAGAACGTACCCCAGTTTTACAGAAGCTTTATGCCTTGCCTCCTCCCATCGGTGGCTGAATCCTCTTTTACTGAACCCGCTACCATGTGAGCCCATCAGGACGAATGCTCCTGGATTGCCGGAATTAGAGAATGTTTTTGCGAGTTCGAAAGCCTGTTTAAGCCGGTCTGTCCACTGCTTGATCTGGCTAACATTGTTTTTACCCTGCTGAATGAAGATTCCTTCCGGCGTTACCTGCCGCCACTGCATGCCGAGTACATCAGCCTGGCGGGCAGCGCAAAGATAGGCAATTTCCATTGCTGTACGAACGACATCATCCGCCTCCTTATAGATGGCCTCATATTCCGCGTCGGTAATGTACCTCCCGCGGGCGACAGCTTTAAATTTACTGACGCCCTGGCAAGGATTCCCTTTAACCATACCCCGCTCAAAACCCCATCTGAAAACACGAGACATGCTACTCATTTCATGATTTGCCTGTGTTTTACTTTGCAAGCCTCGCCTATCCATAAACATCCTGATATCTTCAGTTTTAATTTTATCTGCCGTAATCTTCCCAAATACAGCAAGTAGCTTTTTCTGGTGTTGCAGATAATCTTTCTGCGTCCTTGGTTTCAATTCAAGATAATAGGCACTCTTAAGAAATAACCCCCATAATTTACTAAATGTCATTACGTTGGCCTGTTCGTCAATTAATGCCTCATATCTTGCCCATAACTGAGACAAGGGCATTGATACGGGGCCAATTGTGATGCATTCTTTTGAGGTTGGTTTGTAATAGTAACTGTACTTATTTGAATAAACGCGGGGAGGAAGTTTGTTATCCTCCTGGTTTTTTCTTTTTCTTCCCATAATTTAAATAGCATCAAAGTTTGGTTTTTCTTCTTCGTCAGCAACTATTTTTCTGTCTCCGAATAGTGCTGCATTCACATGTGTCCATGTCACGCGAGGCCGGCCGTCTCGACGTTTAACAAACGAAATACCGGATTTAGCTAAAGCCGAGCACTGCTTAGAAGGAAATCGGTATCCGGTCAATTCTATCAGTTCATCGTCGGTCAGGAGATCGTTTTCTCTGGTCATGGTCTTTCCTCATAAGCCGGGCTATTGCATTGTCAGTTGTATCACAAGCGATATGGATATCGGACTGGGTCAGAGTCCTTTTTCTAACGCTGGCTGATAGCCTGCCAATTTTGATATCGAATTCAGAAAGTAAAACTACACCTGGTTGCCAACGTAGCATTGTGATCTCCGGTTTATTGGTAGACCACAATGCTAGCGGTAGTGATGGGCTATTTCTGATTATGCTTAATCAGGTTTTGTTTCGGTTGGAATGCACCATCCTCACGCGTTATCTTGATATTGCGGGGGAAGTGCATACCGAGTTCACACCGTGCCAGCGCTTCGATAATTGCGTTAGTTCCATCTGGTAACACGATATGAACCGCATCACCTTTTTTCAGAGATAGTCTCAGCATATCAGCGCACCTGCAGTGAACGTTCGCCGATCTCCAGATGGGCGCCCGGTACCGGATTTAACAGCTCTGCTGGCACTTCTCCGCCCTCGGCGGTGATTTGTGCGGCCGCAGCTTCCGCTGACTCGATAGCCTCCTTGATGGCCTTTTTATCGGGCGCAATTACAACCTGGGTGATCACCAGTTCATCGGGCAGCAGATCCGAGTTATCGATCACAACACTTACGCTACCTTTGCGGGCGGTGAACGTGTTTTTAGCCGTTTTCATCTTATCCAGTCCGGCTGCCAGCAGGCAGGACAGAATATACTTGCGCAGTGCTTTATCCTTATTCTCAAAGGATTTCTTACGCTCTGCCAGGCGTTTCATTTCTTCGTCGCAGGTGCTGGCGTTGCCCAGGTTATTACGCGCGATCACCATGACGGCATCCAGTTTGTCAGCCAGCGCACCTTCAAGACCTTCCAGCGTATCGGCGATCATTTCCGGGGTCAGGTCATCAGAGCTTTCCAGCAGTTGCAGCAGGTTCTGATAATCCGCGGCGATGGCAATAGCAGTAGTGGAAGTCATTATGCTTTCTCCTCAGATTTATTAAGTTCGGCGATACGTCCATTTTTGATATCAGTGAGACGGCGCAACCGGCTACTGAGGTGGCGGGAGCGCTGTGTGTCTCCTTTTGATTCTGCATCCTTGCGGTGAACTTCGAGTTCACGGGCGATAGGGGCAAACACCTTGTTGATTTCGTTCACCGATACAGCGTTTGCGAGGGTATTGGCGTTGCGGGTTAGTTTGTCGTCGAACTCCTGACGCAATCGCGCTGCATCTTCGGCGGTTTCGCTGGCATTCTTGAGGTCAAACTCTGCTTTGTTTTTCTGGCGATATTCTGGATTATCATAGAGGCCCATAAAGATATCGCCGCTAAAGCCGAGGCCGGATAGTGCTTTTTTAGTTGCATCAGTGAGTGATTTTTTTGTCGCCTCACCATCGCAAATCGGGCCGTATTTACTGCCGTAAATGTATGGTGTGCAGCCGAATGCAAATTCTTCGCCGCGTACATCGTTCTTCAGATACCAAAGCCTAATTTTAATAACGTGGTGCTTCTCCATTAGGATGCCACCCATACCATCAGGGATCAGTTCCCACGTGTTATTGCCATCGGCACCCTTGATAGTGCGGGTAATTGGCGCGCCTGTATCAAAACGTTCTTCCAGAATATCAACGCCCCAGCCTTGACCTTTTGGCCCAAACTCTCGTGTGGCCATCATAGTCATGTAGGTGCCATTAATGGATGTACCGCCACCGTTTACTGAGAAGGCCGTAGTAAAGCGCTCATCTGTCTTGAATACGCTTTTCCACAATTCGAGGTTGTCCCGTTCGGTTGCCCGCATTTCGTTAATGCTCTGGACGACTTCGGAAGCTTTCGGAAGGTTCTCTTCTCGGTTAATTCGTTCAACAAGCTGATCAACGTCCTGAACAATAGTTTTTACTTTTTCACTCAACTTCTCTTCTGGCTCTGCACCTTCACCAGAGGCATATACGCCATAGCCCATATCGTTGAGCGTCTCGCGCGCCTGTTTAGCCTGGTTATCGGTTACAACCGGCGGAGGCACTTCCTCTTTTTCGCCCACGTTTGAGGCGGTATTTTGCGTTGCCTCTGATTGTTTAACGGATCCTGTCTCGGGTTCTTCAAAGCGGCCGTTTGCCTTCAGCCATGAATCGATGTGGCGGCGCAGACTGTCAGGGAAATGGTAGGTATCTTTCGCTGGTACGTTCTGCACTACACCAAAAATACTGTCTCGGTCATATTTCAGAATGTGCTCTGTGGTGCGAAGCGCCATTGACCAACGTTTAAAATCTTCGCGCTCGTCTGCAATGATTTTTTCCGCGTCGCGAAGGTTGCCTGACAAAACTGGCGCATTGGGAGAAATAGGCAGCAGGGCTACAGCGATCTCCTGGTCCAGTGTTGCATAGGTATGCTTATAACCGCGCTTTGGAGCGATTTTAACACTTGTTTCAGTGTTGGCGCCGGTGTCTGGTGATGTGATTTTACCTGATACCATTTCTTCACGTTTGCCGGGATTTTCAAGCCAGCGTTTTACAAATTGAGAAATAGCCGCTTTGCCCGGAGTCTGGTTTTCAAAATGGGAGAAAATGCCCTGAATAAGATTATTCAGGCCTTCAACATGCATATGTTTAACCGGCTCATTGTTGTGCAGGGCGCAAAGCACATTGAAATTAAAACGGTCATCCTCTTCTATGGATTCGTCGTGGTTATCCAGATCATCAAGATAATCTACAACCTGCGAATAGAGCTGGCCGTTTATCTCTAATTTGCTGAAGAGTAATACAGCAGCAAAACGCTCCCTGGGGGATACCGTCATCAGATCGATAACTTCATCGCCTGCCGGCAACTCGGTGGCGCCGTCATCCTGGCTGTTAGCCACCCATTTTTCACCGTCAAAGGTGTTTTCCTGGGCGAAATATTCATCGAACTGGCCGACTGCCGGCAGTGGCTGGCCTTCAATGTGTTCCCACAGCTTTGGTTTGAAATAGTTGTCTCCGTTCGCCGGGTAAGACTCCCAGAGTTTTCCGGTCATAATACTTTCAGCCACTTTCTTGTTAGGTGCTTCGACGGCGATCACCAGCTGCACGGCACCGCAGTCTTTGATTGCGGATTTTTTGGGCTCAAATAAGCCGTTGTATATGGTCATTGGTCTTTCCTCTTTCATTACTAATCCGCTGGTTAGGCGTCTTGTTTAATTTCAGGGAGCAGTCCAGCGATCACGCGTTCTGCAGTTTCTTTAGCTTCTTCCAGAAGTTTTAGTTCGCTTTCAAGATGAACCTTTTGGTTTTCTGCCAGTTCCTTAATTTCTGATGAATCAACCTTGAGATAGCACTCGCCGTTTCTTCCCTCCGCTAAAATTCCGGAGGAACGGCATTCGTTACTGCAAATATTGATAATTATGTTTGCGCGATCTAAGCGGTCTTTAATTTCGCGAATTCTTTCCAGCAATTTTTTAATATCCATGGTCTTTCCTCTTGGTTGCAGGCGCAGGTCACGCGCCAGTTAATTAAAACGGTACGTCGTTTTCTTCAATCGGAGAGTGGTCGATGCACAGCAGCTGTTGGATCTGGTCTTCAATAACATTTAGCTGCATATCGGCTTCAACTGAGATTTGTTCTTTCCTTGCGCGCAGGGCATTAACCTGCATCCCGATGATGTCGATAGGTTCTAATGGTGGAATGGGAATCTCCAGCGTTTTGGTCGAAACGAGAACGTATATACCGGGAAACTTCTGTGACATGTCACAAGTCGATGCATGGTAAGAGGTTGGTAAAAAAGGATTAGTTGTTGCCAGAACGTAGATTGTTACTGGGATGGTAAGCGCTTCCATAGCGACTCCTTGTTGATGTATACTCAGAGCCGATCAGTGTTGATTCTGTCGGCATTGGTCTTTCCTCTCCGTAGGGTTGGTCCCCTACGGAATCTGGGTGGTTTGGTCGCCGCCCGGGGTAACTGGCCCGCCTTGTGCGGGCCTTTTGCCATCTAAAGGGTGCCGGTCTTTCCCGGCTGTCAGGCTGGTTAGGCCCATTGGTCTTTCCTTTTTCGGTCTTCCCCGGTGCCAGAGCTGGTCATGCTCAGGTTGACGCTGGTCAGGCGTTGTACTTCCTCCGGTCTTTCCCTGGTGTCACGTTGCGGGTTTGGCCTCTCCGTTCGGGGACTCAGGCACAACGGTAAAACCGTCACTGTGTTAAAAAAATGCCCGGGGCGCCCGGGCCAAGACTACACACAGCAATTTTCTCTGGTACCACGCTGACTACGTGATTCTGTACAACTGGGAGCGCACTCCGCCTTTTGATTTAACAACATCGCCATAACTGATAAAAATGAAGTGCGCTCTCATGTTGTATCCCGGACTCTTCTCGGGAGTCACACCGTACCGCCACGATGGTGAATCGCCTGTCGTGCCTGGACACCTGGCTTGCACATTCCGGCTACCCGCTGGGCCATGTACCAAGGAGCCCCCGGACCGCTTCGACGCATGTGCCATACGCCGGTTGCAGTCTTTCCCGCATGTCATCGTACTGTCGGCGACCCGAAGAATTCGCGCCCGTCTTTCCGGGCTGTCAGAACTGTTTCTGAACAACTGCCGCGTGGTTAGTGCGTCGTTGATGTGATGTAATTTAGGTAAATCTAACAAAATGGTCAATGATTAAATTAGAAAAAACGAACAAAATGGGCGTAAAAAAACACATCTATATGATTAGAAAGGGATTATTTTTGTTTTCGTGCTTGCAGTAACTCTTCAAATAAACGATTAAAACCGTCTACTTTTTCGCGAAGTTCATTCAAATGCCGTTCTTTTTCAGACTCAGGGAGTGACGAAAAGAGTTTTAAAAGCTCGGCTTCTCGTTCATCTAACGGTTGTGGGGTGTCTACCGGGGTCCCTGGAGTGGCTGCTTCATCTCCGTAAAGTATCCACGTAGGGCTGCATTGAAGAGCATTGCTTAAGGAGAATAGGTTTTTCCCGCCAGGCTCACTATCACCGGTTTCCCACTGGGAAATAGTGACGTGCGCGACGTTAACCAGCTTCGCTAAAGCGCGCTGAGTTAGTTTGAGATCTTTTCTACGCGCTCTGATGCGCTCACCTGGCATTGTCATAGTTAGATAATTCTAAATTTCCTTGACTTCGTTATCTCGAACACCTAGTTTGTTAGAAAAATCTAACAGGAGGGCGTTTCATGTTAACAACAGATGCAATCAAATTTTTCGGCAGTAAGAGAAAGCTGGCAGAGGCTGCTGGTGTTAAGGCTCCTACGGTCTATGCGTGGGGCCGTTTAGTTCCTGAAGGTAAGGCAGCTCGTTTGTCTCTGATGACTGGCGGCGAACTCGTCTATGACCCGAAGGTATATCAACTGCCAGCCAAATCAGCTTAACCATCCGCGTGATCTAAATCTGATTACGCTTAATCAATTTTCAGCGACAGGAGACGCGAAGTGGAAAACATCGAGGAACTGAAGCGAGAGGTATTCAGCTGGGCGGCAGAAAGTGGGCAGGAGCTGGTTGCCATCGAGATAAGCCGTATGTGGTTTCGTCTCGGTGGTAACACAGGCGCGCTGAAACTGCACCAGATTGAAGATGCAGATGGAAAAGCAGACTGGCGGGCCATCAACAACAACCGCCAGCAGATTTTTCGCTGGCTGCGTGGAGAAACTAAAGCGGCCAGAACCAAAACTATGGCCCTGGCCAAAGCGATGGAAGCAGCGCTGCCGGCGGAACGTTACGCGCGGCTGGACATGTCAACTCAGTATTTGATCTGTGTCGCCATACGCGAGTTTGCGGCGGCCATTATCGCGTTATTGCTCGAAGCCAGAGACGGCCCGCAGCAAGTTGCAAAGGCATTGCAAGCGATGAGAGAAACACAGCGCCTGACCAGCGTTTAACCTGTACCGAGGAAAGACCAATGAGAACACAAGACCGCATCACCTGGCGGAACGGGTTTCGCCGGAACGGGGTGCAAGTCCCGATGGAAGATATCGAATCGATTTTCGAGGAACGTCGCGCTGCTGCGCTGACTATCTGGGAACGCTATGAGCTGCGCAAGGCAGAACTACAGGAAGCGGGCCTCACCCAGAAAGAATACGAAATCGCCTGCCGTCAGCTGGCTGACTCGCTAGGGATCTGACGATGAATATTTTGCCATTACTCGATAGGCCGATCGCCTTCCAGCGCAGTTTTATTCGCCTGGATATTGGCGTGACGGCTGCGCTGTTTCTGTCGCAAATGATCTATTGGACTAACCGTTCCGACGATGACGGATGGGTATATAAAACTCAGGAAGAATGGGAAGAAGAAACGGGTCTTTCCCGCTATGAGCAGGAGGGCGCACGTAAGAAACTTCGCTCAATTGGTGTACTACAGGAAAAAAAGAAAGGTGTACCTGCTCGGCTTTTCTACAAGGTTGATAATGATGTTTTATTTCAAGCTCTTGTAGCCGCAAACAAGGATGCGGAAAAACCACATACTGGAATGCGGAAAACCACCAAACAAGTCAGGGGAAAACCAGCAAACTTTCTTACAGAGAATACTACAGAGAATATAGATCCCCCTAACCCCCTGGAGGGGGAAGGCGTTGAGTTAATTCTTTCCGATGCACAAAAAGCGCTGGATTTTTACAACGAGCAAACCGGTACCCGCTGCCGAGACCTGAAACCGTTTGTGATGATGCTGACGCCGACCACCACCCGGGCAGGGTACACCTTGGACGAACTGCAGTTGGTTATCCGCTGGGTGTTGGCCACATGGCGCCGCCGTGGTGACAGCCTGCCGAAACCTGCGAATATCTGCCGGATAAATCGCTTTGATGGCTATCTTGCCGACGCTGAGGCATGGGCTGTTTTGGAGGCGAAGATCGACCCGGAAGCCGTCATGAACGGCTACAACGAAATTTTCGCTGACGTTCTGCCTGCTGCTGAACTGGATGCCGACCGCCGCCGGATGATCACCCGCCTGGCTGCTCACATGAAAAATAAAACTACCGGTGCATTCCTGGGGTACTTCGAAAAATTCCGAGCTGATGCTCCTGATTTTTATTTCGGTACAGATGGCGGATGGCGAGCCAGCTTTGACTACCTGATGAAACCAGAAACGTTACGTAATACCCGGGAAGGTTCGTTATGACTCCGCAGGAACTGGAAGCTTGTGTGCTGGCTGGCCTGCTAAATGGCGGTGCCAGTCCGGACGCATTCGATGTGATCGCCTCTACGCCTGAAGAATCTTTCAGCATTGGGTTTCACCGTCGCGCGTTCTCCGAAATTAAAAAACAGGCGCTGGCGAACGGCCTGATCGACATGCTGTTTGTCAGTGAAGCGCTGGGCGGTAGTAGCCTGGCTGATTTATCAGAAATTACACGTATGCCTGCCACGGTACCGAACCTGAAGGGTTACGCCGGCAAAATGGTTAAGGCGTGGCGCAGCCGCCGTATGGCCGAATTACTGCAGCAGGGAGCTGATGGCATCCGGCAGGCAAATAACCAGGAGCAACGCGATCAGGTTGTCGAAAGTGCAGTGGCGCAGCTGCTGGACATGACCGGCGATACTGGCGACGTGCAACCGGTACACATGAGCGAATTATTGCCTGTGTACATGGAAACCATGCAGAAACGCATGGACGGCGAAGAGGGCACCCGAAATTTAAAGACCGGGATCGACGAACTGGACGATGCCACTGGCGGTATTAACCTGCAGGATTTGATTGTTGTCGCTGGCCGTCCTGGTATGGGTAAAACGGAATTTGCGCTGAAGATTGTCGATGGTGTTACCGCTGCAGGCGGTGGCGCGTTGATATTCAGCATGGAAATGGCCGCTGCGCAAATCGTAGAACGCTCTCTGGCGGGGTCTGGCAACATGTCAGTGTCACGCCTGCGTAATCCCCTCGATATGCAGGACGAGGACTGGGCACGCTTTACAGCGGCCATGGAAACCATGAACGGGCGTGATATCTGGATCGTCGATGCTACCGATCTGACGATTGAGCAAATCCGGGCTGTTGCAGAGACGCATAAGCGCCGCTATCCGCATCTGGCGATGATCGTTGTTGATTACCTTGGCCTGATTAAAAAACCGAAGGCAGAACGTAACGACCTGGCGATCGCCCACATTTCCCGGAACCTTAAAACTATGGCTATGCGCCTGCATACGCCGACGTTCGCGCTTAGCCAGCTTTCGCGCGCCGTGGATTCCCGTCCGGCGACCCAGCGTCGCCCGGTTATGTCAGACCTCCGCGACTCCGGTTCTATCGAGCAGGACGCCGACAGCATCATGTTCCTGTACCGCGATGAAGTCTACAACCCTGAAAGCCCGGCGGCGGGGATCGCCGAAATCATCCTGGGGAAAAGTCGATTCAGTGCTGCTGGTGCCGTTATCTATCAGGAGTTCAAAAACGGTCACTTCCTGCACGTTGATCAGCATGTCGGCAAAGAGAAAACACGCATTCAGCTGGAGGCAGCAAAACCACGAAAACAACCGCGTAGATATTCAGAGAAGTACAACACCGATGCATTTTAACTGCGCCTGACCAGCGCAATAAAACCGAGGAAAGACCTATGACCACGAATTTAAATTACCCAAAACCTGTAAATCCAGATGATGGCTGTAACTGGATCCCCGTTATTCTGTGGCGCATGAACGCCGGCGCCCGTGCGCGTAGCCGTTCTGTATTCGTCGCTGCTCCGCGGCCAGAACCAGTTCCGGGGATCACCCCGAAAAAGCCGGTAAAACGTGAAACTGCTACGGCCGCGGTATCCGGCCGCCGTCGTAAAACACATGTCGGCACCGTGATTTATTACAAGGGTGAAAAAACTGTACGGCTCAGCGAGGGTGCTACCGTCTGGTCTGCTGGACCTAATGAGCATTTCGATAAAAAAACTGGCCAGCGTGTCGGCAGCATTGGCCGGCATCGCCTGCTGCTGGAGAGTATTAAACCTCTGAATAGCACCATCGATGAAGTTTCCGCCCAACAATTAGTTGCGCTGATGAAGGGTAAGACACTGTCGTATCAGAACATTCTTTCAGCCATCAAAAAACATCATCCTGATGCTGAGATCACCTTACGTGATCTGCAAAAACGTATCTCAACGATGCTCGCATCGAATCACGTCGGAATTATTCGGCATGACGACATGCCTGTGCCGCATTTCACACTGACCAGCGTGGATCCCCGCTATTACGCCAACTCTGAAAAAACGAGGGCATGAGGCATGGCCGGGCAATCAGATTATCTGCCGCCCGGCTTACCGCTCAATCGCGCCAAATGGCCGCAGGAGTGCCAAATCAAAGAGCACTACGACATGCGGGCCGCGGCACTCATACGTCAGCTGTTCGAGAAGAAAGTTACTCGGCAGTACATCGTAGAGTCGATTGCAGCGACGCCGGAAAGCTACCGGGAGTTTTTCAAAGAGAGATTAAATTTTTGGCGGGGTAAACGGGTATGAAAAATTTGTTTAAACAGGAATTTGAAAATTACAGCGGGCATACATTACGAGTTTTTGCCCTGACATTGAACTTTGTTGTGCTGTTTATCGTAGTAGCGGCACTGTCAGCCTTCGGCATCTGCATGGTTAACATCTGGGGGAATTGATGAGCAAAAAATACACCCTGATTTATGCAGATCCGCCTTGGACCTACCGCGATAAAGCCAAAGATGGAGAACGTGGCGTCGGGCATAAATACCAGATAATGACTGTGCTCGATATCTGCCGTCTCCCGGTCTGGGAGCTGGCCGCTGAAAACTGCCTGCTGGCTATGTGGTGGGTACCAACTCAGCCGCTGGAGGCGTTGCGAGTAGTCGAGGCATGGGGATTCCGCCTGATGACCATGAAAGGCTTTACTTGGAACAAATGCTACAGCCGGCAGACCGACAAACTGGCCCTTGGAATGGGCCATTTGACCAGGGCGAACAGCGAGGATTGCCTTTTCGCTGTGCAGGGAAAATTACCCGCCCGGATGGATGCAGGGATCGTTCAGTCATTCACTGCCCCGCGTCTGGAGCATTCGCGCAAACCGGATTTCGTGCGCGAAAAGCTGGTGCAGCTGCTGGGTGATGTCCCGCGCATTGAGTTATTCGCCCGCCAGTCATCGCATGGTTTCGATGTGTGGGGCAATCAGTGTGAATCGCCAGCGGTGGCGCTGCTGCCGGGCATTGCAGAGTATATCGGAGAGGTTGCTTAGCCATGAAAAACACAATTCAGGACTTAATGAATCACCAGTTCGCAATGCTGGAAACCGTCACCGACCCCAACATCAAAGGCGAACTGCTTCAGGAAGAGTTATCGAGGGCTAAAGCTGTAGTGGAAATCGTCGGGGTGATGGTGGGAACTTATCGCGTCGCCCTTGACGCTCAGAAGGCTATTTATGATGGCACAGCGGGGAATGTGCCTAAGATTATGGGGATCGAAAAATGATAGAGAAGTACACTCCAGCCCAAGAATTGTTTATAAAGCAGCACATTAAAAACTCTACTGCGCGCGAATTAACTGAAATATTCAACTCTCAATTTGGTACTAATAAGAGCGTCGGGGCTATCCGCATCTGGTGCAAATCTCATGGGTTAGGAAAGCAGTTTTTAACTGAACCGCGCTATACCGATGAGCAATTGACGTTCATTTACACCAATAGAAATCTAACGAATGTTGAACTTACAGAACGGTTCAACAGGAGATTCGGTACCGATAAAAAACCTGACAATATCAAGGATGTAAAGATAGCCAGAGGATGGACTCGTGAACCGAAAGGCCGTAAGCGCGTTCTGCCACAATATATTACGGTGAAAAAAGAGAAAATTCGCCTTGATGTATATGTATACGAATGCGTTCATGGAAAACTACCAGCCGGTTATTCTGTAATCCATCTGGATAATGATTTAAATAATAACAATATCGATAATCTACGCGCGGCACCTAAAGAAATACGCCGCCTGTTCTCCGGAGCAGGTTACTCGAAAATGCCGCAGGTACTCGCTCCTGCGCTATATGCGCAGACGATGCTACGACACGCCATTAAACAACGTCTGGAACAATTAGTGGGGTGAATATGGATAACATAACTATGAAAGACACCCTACTTGAGCATGCATATCGCCGGATCGTTGAGCTCGAAAATTTGCTGCTGGTGGATGTGCCGGAAACTGTGTGGCCCGCCGAAGTCACAATGGTTTTATCGCAAGTAGAAAACTCCAGGGAACTCCCGGTGCATCACCAGCGCCGACTGCAGCACCATATCAACCGCATGTGGCTGGAAAAAATGCCGGTACCGTCAATCATCGCCGCGGCTCGTTCGCTGGCCAGCGCCATGGAGAAATACGCGTGAAAGATAGCGAAATCATCGTTGATAACTTTGCTGGTGGTGGCGGGGCGAGTACGGGTATTGAGCTGGCGACTGGCCGTAGTGTGGATATTGCGATAAACCACGATCCCAACGCCGTAGCGATGCACACCACCAACCACCCTGACACACTGCACTATTGCGAGTCGGTCTACTCCATCCGGCCAAAAGTTGCGACCGCCGGCCGTCCGGTGGGGCTGGCCTGGTTCTCGCCGGACTGCCGTCACTTTTCCAAAGCGAAAGGGGCTAAACCAGTTGAAAAAGCGATTCGTGGGCTGGCGTGGATCGTTATCCGCTGGGCGCTGGATGTTGGTCCGCGTGTAATGATGCTGGAGAACGTCGAAGAGTTTAAAACGTGGGGTCCGATACTGGCGGCTGAAATGCGTCCGGATCCGGACCGCGTTGGCGAAACGTTCCTGGCATTCGTCGGCATGTTGACATCCGGAGTTCCTGCTGATCACCCTGCGTTGTTGGAATGCTGCGAGTTTCTGGAGTTGTCGCCTGATAGTGAACAGGTGAAATGCTTAGTTGCCGGACTGGGCTATGTTGTTGATTTCCGTGAGCTGCGCGCCTGCGACTATGGCGCGCCAACCATCCGTAAGCGCTTCTTCATGGTGATGCGCCGGGACGGGCTACCAATAGTCTGGCCGGAAGCAACCCACGGGGATCCGAAATCACCGGCGGTGCAGGCTGGAAAATTGACGCCATGGCGGACAGCTGCTGAATGCATCGACTGGTCCATTCCTACACCATCGATATTTGACCGCAAAAAGCCTCTTGCAGTTAACACGTTGAAGCGTATAGCTCGGGGTATCCAGAGATTTGTGGTCGATAGCGATAACCCATTCATCGTGAAATGCAACCACACCACGACGCGCGGTAAATATGATTGTTTCCGTGGACAGGCGTTGTATTCGCCGATACAGACAATTACCAAAACCCACGGCTACGCGCTGGCTGTACCTACTCTGGCACCGTTTATGGCTGGAAATGGTGGTAACCAGTACCAGGCGAAACCGCGTCCACTCAACAAACCAGCGCATACCATCCTTAAGCAATCTCGAGCATGCATAGTTGCGCCGGTGATCGCGCGCCAGTTCGGCGGCAGTATCGGCCACCGGGCAGATGAGCCCAGCGCTACGATTACCGCTGGTGGTGGGGGTAAGTCTCAGTTAGCCATGGCCACGCTTATTCAGATGGGGTATGGCGAACGGGTGGGGCAATCGCCGCGGGTTCTCAATCTTGGTAAACCGTTGGGTACTGTTACAGCTGGGGGCAATAAGTTTGCCGTAACAACTGCGTTCCTGGCGAAACACTATGGCGGGAGCTACACCGGTCCGGGCGTTGCGCTTGATAAGCCAGCTCACTCAGTGACTACCGTCGATCATCACGCTCTTGTGACATCGCACCTGGTAAAATTGCGTGGTACCTGCCGTGATGGTCAGTGCACTGATGAACCGATGCCGACAATCACCGCTGGAGGTCAGCATGTGGGAGAGGTTAGCGCGCTGCTGGCGGCTAATGATTACGACGAGCGGCGTGCGGACCAAGTTAAAGAGTTCCTAAATTCTTTTGGCGTCAGCGAACTGGTGACGATTAAGGGCATTGTTTACCGCATTGTCGACATCGGCATGCGCATGCTGCAGCCGCATGAGCTCTACAGAGCGCAGGGATTCCCGGAGTGGTACATCATCGATCGGGATTACCGCGGGGTGAAGTATGCGAAGGATAAGCAGGTTGCACGCTGCGGCAATGCGGTGCCGCCGCCGTTTGCTGAGGCGTTGGTGAGGGCTAATTTGCCAGAAATGTGCCTGGCGCGGGAGGCAGCATAATGGCTAAGTCATCAGCAGAACGCAAAGCTGCTCAGCGCGCACGGCAGTCTGCCGCCGGTGAGCGCAAGGTTGAACTGGTGCTTGATGAGCAGGAGCAGGAAATGCTGGCACGAAATTGCGCCGCCCGGCGCCCTGGTCGTGATCCTTACGAAATGGCGGAGTACATAGCGCTGCTGATCCGCCAGGATGATGCCCGGGTGCGCGGCCGGATTAAAGCCATCAGCAAACGGCGCTGCGGAAAGTGCGGTGATCGGTTGCCAGTGTCATCCTGCCCGCACTCTGGAGAAGCTGCATGCTGGCTAATGTACGGCTGGCACGAAACCAAACTGTCAGCATAATGACTAACCACACCAGACAAAAACGAACCGTCAGAAATGGCGGTTTTCTTTTTAATTCAAACATATAATTTTCTGTTTTATTGTTGATTTTTAACGATTAGTGCTCTTAAAAATTTGCGCTCACTGTCAGTTGGTAGTATATATACTGTAAATTTATACAGTATTTGTTGAGGGAGAGGTAGTGGTTGATAAGAAAGACGCAGGAGACCTTCTCCCCGACGATGGCGATGTACTGATAACGTGTGAAAATGGGAAGATCAAGAAGACCAGAATAGTCCACTCTGATGAGCATGTGGCGACACTTAACGCGTTGTTTGAGTTAGCTAAATTGACTGGTTACACCATTATCAAACCAGACGGTACTATGCTATAATTACCCTGTTGGCCTGAACACCCAACACAATGTAATTCTGAACAATTGCTGCGCTAAAGGGGAACCCAATGGCGCAGTATTCATTTATCAAATCAGCAGGCGATGTATTAATCCCTGCATCTCCAGACGCCCGCGAGTTTGTGAAGAAAATTCGCCTGGGGGCAGTCCTTTACTCTGATTTTAAGCAGGCAAGAAACCCGGCATTTCACCGCAAATTTTTTGCCCTCCTGAATCTGGGATTTGATTACTGGCAACCTTCCGGCGGTGCAATATCGCCAGCCGATAAAAAACTGGTTCGTGGTTACGTGCAGCTGGTGGCCTACTATGCCGGGCACGGCGACACATTGCAGGAACTGGCGGATCAATATCTTCGCGATGAAGCGGAAAAACGCGCCGGGAATATCAGCGCCGTTAAATCATTCGAGGCGTTTCGCGCCTGGGTAACCATCGAAGCTGGTTTTTATAACGAATATCAGATGCCTGATGGCACCATCCGCAAAGAGCCAAAGTCCATATCGTTCGCCAAAATGGACGACCTTGAATTCTCCCAGCTTTATAAGTCAGTCCTCGACGTTCTCTGGAACTTCATTCTGTTCCGCACCTTCCCAACGCAGCAGGCCGCAGAAAATGCAGCCTCTCAGCTTTTCAGTTATGCGGCCTGAGGTCACCACCATGACTAAAGACGATAAAGACTGGCTGTCAGACGTAGCCGAACTGGGTTGCATTGTCTGTCGCAATCTCGGTTTCGGTTCCACTCCGGCAGAAATTCACCACATCCGAACCGGGCAGGGCGCTGGCCAGCGCGCAAATCACAAAAGAACCTTGCCTCTTTGCCCTGCACATCACCGCACTGGCGGTTTTGGCGTGGCAATTCATGCCGGACAAAAGACATGGGAGGGCAAATACGGTACCGAACTGGAGTTGCTCGATCAGGTGACGACTGAAGTGAAGGTATTGCGCCTATGTCGGGTTTAACCAGAAAAAAAATTGCGGTGCTTGAGCTTATTCGCACCTGTTCGGAAGGGGTAACTTCTGCCGAAGTGATGTATTCGCTCGGTATGTCACGCAGCACTGTATTTTTTATTTTGGACAGTCTGCTTAAAGACAATCTTATATTCCGCGCCCACAACGAAACAGGACGAAATTCACGTCGCATTTATTTCCCAACGGCAGAGCTGGCGGAGGAGTTTTCCGGAAAAAAAATTCCTATGAGCAAACGTGAAAGCTTTTTCGACTCCTGCCGGCGCCACAGCAAAAACTACATGATCACTCTGCTGCTGCGGAGTGCACGACAACCACCGAAAGAGGAAAACCAATGAGTGAAGCAAAACCGCAGGACGGCAGCACTGTAAAAGGCTACCGCACATTAACCGCTGGCGACATTGAGCGCATGAACCGCCTTAAAGGTGTCAGCCGCCACTTCTGTAGTTTGCTTGAAACCGAGCGAGGTGAATTGTTGGCTGTCCGTAATGGCCCAGCAATGTTAAGCGCTGAGCAGGGCCGGGAGATTGATGACGCTATGCGCAGCCTGGCAATCGCGCGCACCAAAATGCAGGAAGCCTGTATGTGGGCATGCCGCGCCGTAGCTCGCCCTGATGCTGATTGCTAAATATTCCACCAATCAACTAACGAGGAAAGACCAATGAGTAAACATATTGGCGTCAAATTAATTAATGCGTTCCCAATGACACGTCAGGCATACAACGATTTTCGCGGCTGGCAACTTCCTGCCGACGAGAATGGAGCGGACGAAGGTTATCTCGTTGAATATCTCGACGGAGGAAAGCCCAACACCGATCGCTTTGATGGCTACGTTAGCTGGAGTCCGAAAGAAGTATTCGAAAAAGCTTATCGCCCGGTATCAGGGTTAAGTTTTGGCCTTGCCATTGAAGCGCTCAAGCAGGGTAAGAAAGTTGCCCGCATTGGCTGGAATGGTAAGGGAATGTGGTTGGCATATGTTAAGCCGCACACTGAAGCAGTTCACACTTACAACACGCCATGCTTTTGCAGTCGCGTCTTTGAGTTGCCGGAGGGGACGCAGGGAGACCCGAAACGCGCTCCGGAACAACTGCCGTATATCGCCATGAAAACAGCGGACGATAAACTAGTGCCGTGGCTGGCTAGCCAGACTGATGTCCTAGCCGAAGACTGGAACATCGTTGAGTAATTTCCGCAAAGGCCATCTCCCCTGGTGGCCTTGACAGAAAACACCAGAAACGGAGTAACAAATGATCACCCTTAATGACGAAGAAACCGAAAAACTCCTGGAGCTGATGAAAACCCGCTTTCTTAAAGCGCACCTGAATACAGCCATGTACGGCGCAGCTGCGTACGCGAACGGTGATTCTGACCGTGTAATTTTACGCGCAATAAAAAACGGTGACGCCCCTGAACTGAAAATCCTGATGGCCGCCATGGGTCTCATCCCAGAAGAGGAAGACAACAGTGAAAAAACTGCATGAGTTAGACACCAGTATTCAGGTGGAGATCGTCAAAAGTGCTGGCGCTGTTCTGGCTAAAAATTTCGGCTGGCCCGGCGGTTCGGACGGAACGCAGGCAGCTAAAGACATTGTCACATCTGTCGTGGATGCATTCCTGTCGCTTTACCCGGAAGAAAAACCACACGATGAGAAAATTGAAGAGCCAAAAAGCGATCCCGAAGAAATTCAGCAGAAGCGGAAATACACCCGTCGTAACACGGAGTAATGAGATATGGCAGCGCCAAAGGGCAATAAATTCTGGCTGGCACGCAGCAAGCACGGGAGAAACCCAAAGTTCTCTGATCCTGAAAAGCTGTGGGATGCCTGCTGTGAATATTTCGACTGGGTGGAAAAACACCCTCTGTGGGAAACCAAAGCATTTAGTTTTCAGGGGACAATCACTAAAGCCAGACTCCCGAAAATGCGTGCTATGACGCTTAGTGGCTTGTTCCTGTTCCTCGATATTGACCGGAAGACGTGGGAAGCATACGCGAAGAAAAAAGATTTACTCCCGATCACTACGCGAGTGGAAAGCCTCATCTATGAGCAGAAATTTTCTGGCGCTGCCGCTGATCTGCTTAACGCCAACATCATTGCTCGCGAGCTTGGGCTGGTGGAAAAAAAATCTGTTGAGGGTGATCTGGAAATGACCGTCAAGGTAAAGCACTTCAACGAAAAAGAATAGCCAGGCGTTTCAATTGCCTGGTTAATCGATTGAATGAGAAAAACCCCGGCATTTTATCCAGTAGAGTGAATAGGAAGTGAATAAATGGCAGAAATTATTCTCCCGGCGAACAACTGGACTCCCCGCCCACATCAGCGAAGGGCATGGGCTGAAATTCAGGGTGGAAAAAAAAGAGCGGCGCTTTGCTGGCCTCGCCGTTACGGGAAAGATGATTTCAGCCTGCACATGACAGCATGTAAGGCATTCGAGCGCGTCGGGAACTATGCCCACTGCCTGCCGCAGGCGAACCAGGTAAGAAAGGCTATCTGGAAGGCGGTTAATCCGAGGACGGGGCGTCTGCGTATCGATGAGGCTTTTCCTCATGAGTTGAGAAGAAAAACGCTCGATAACGAGATGATGATCGAGTTCATCAACGGTTCCACGTGGCAGGCAGTCGGCAGCGACAACTATGGCGCGCTCATTGGTTCCGGTCATGTCGGGATTGTTTTCTCTGAATGGGCACTAAGTAACCCCTCTGCGTGGGCATTTTTGCGACCGATACTGGCTGATAACGGCGGCTGGGCTTTTTTTGTCTCCACACCACGCGGGAAAAACCACTTCTACAAAATGTTCCAGGGTGGATTAAAGGATCCTGACAACTGGTTTTGTGATCATTTAAGCGCCGATATTACGCTGCACATCCCACCGGAAACACTCGCTCAGGAGTTGCGCGAGATGCAGGCAGAGCGCGGGGAGGAAGAGGGGCAAGCTCTGTTCAATCAGGAATACATGTGTGACTGGAACGCTGCAATACCCGGCGCTTATTACTCATCGATTTTGGTTGGTCTGGAGAAGGCCGGGCAATTAGGGAATGTGCCGTGGGATCCCCAGTATGAGGTTTACACGTCATGGGATCTGGGCATTGGCGACGCAACGGCTATCTGGTTTTATCAGTTTATCGGCAAAGAGGTACGCGTCATTGATTATTACGAATCGTCCGGCGTTGGCCTGGAGCACTACGTAAAAATATTGCGCGAGAAACCGTATACCTATGCTGAGCGTCATTTCTTCCCGCACGATGTACGCGCCCGAGAACTGAGCACCGGAGCATCACGCGAAGAGACGCTGGGCAAGCTGGGGATACGCTGCAAGGTACTGCCGGCCACATCGGTTGATGATGGTATCAGCGAGGTGCGTATGATGCTGCGATCCTGTTGGTTCGACAAAACCAAATGCGAAAAAGGCCTGGAGGCTCTGGGACAGTATCAAAAAGAGTGGGACGACACTCGCAAAATGTATAAGCCAACCCCTCTGCATAACTGGACGTCTCACGGTGCAGACTCATTCCGCTATGGTGCAGTAGGCAGTAAGTCTTTGCGTAGCGGCAACCGCCACACAACCCAGCAATTTGCCCAGTCCAATTACGATCCTTATAACCCTCCTGGACAAAGCCAGCAGTTTTACGCTGATTCCGACTGGGATCTGTACGGGGATAACTGATGTCAGACCAAAACACACAAGAAAATGAATCAGAGCGTATCGGCCGGATACTGCGCGAGCAAAAGAGCATGGAAACGGATCGCTCCGTATTCGAACAGCACTGGCAGGAAATAGCAGAGCGCATTCTACCGCGCAGTGCTGAGTTCAAGGGGACCAGGCAGAAGGGCGGTAAACGTACCGAGAAAGCGATAGATGCTACTGGCGCGCTGGCGCTGCAAAAATTCGGAGCGGCCATCGAGTCAGTTATCACCCCGAGAACACAGAAATGGCACACTCTCAGCAATGAGCGATTCGCTAATGATGAAGAGGTGCAGCGTTATTTCCAGGAGGTTCGCGATATTCTCTTTCGCCTCCGTTATGCGCCGTGGGCTAATTTCGCCTCGCAATCTCATGAGCATTATATTTCCTCGGGTGCATTTGGGACCGGCTGCACGTTCGTTGATAACGTGATCGGAAAAGGCCCGCGTTATTGCACTTATCACCTGCGAGAAATTTATTTCACTGAGAATTTCCAGGGGATGATCGATGTTGTTCACCGTAAATATTGCATGACTGCCCGTCAGGCTATTCAGCAATTTGGTGAAGATAATCTCCCTCAACAGGTAAGAACGACCGCGAAGAGCGACCCTTCAAAGCAATTTAACTTCCTACACCGCGTCGAACCTAATGATAAACGTGACATGTCACGGCAGGACAAAGAGGGCATGCCATTCCGGTCTGTGCATATTTGCATGGAGGGAAGCAAGATTGTGCAGGAGGGCGGCTACTGGTCGCAACCCTACGCAATCAGTCGATATTACACCGCACCTGGTGAGGTATATGGACGCTCACCTGCAATGGTTGTTCTACCGGATATTAAGCTGCTGAACGAAATCAACCGCGCCATTATCGAGGGGGCGCAAATGGCCGTTCGCCCGCCGATGCTGTTACCGGAAGACGGCATTCTGCAACCGTTCAAAATGATGCCTGGCGCGCTGAACTTCGGCGGAATGAACCGGGATGGTAAACCACTTGCCTTGCCTCTGAATACTGCTACTGATTTTAGCGTGGCGATGACGCTGGCAGAGCAGAAACGACAGACAATCAACGACGGTTTTTTTATCACGCTCTTCCAGATCCTCGTTGATAACCCGCAAATGACTGCAACAGAAGCGATGCTGCGTGCGCAGGAAAAAGGTCAGTTGCTGGCGCCGACCGCCGGGCGTATTCAGGCCGAGTTCCTGGGGACTCTGATCCTGCGGGAAATTGACATTGCTTATCAGAACGGTCTGCTGCCCGAACCGCCCGAACAACTGAAAGAAATTGGTGGCGAATACGATATCGAATACACCAGCCCGCTGGTGCGCCTGCAGATGAGTGAAGAAGCGAGCGGGATTATGAACGTCATTAATGCTGCGGGCACTATCGGACAGTTTGATCAGAATATCGCCCGCACCCTGAATGGCGATGCCGCATTGCGCTTTATTGCCAAAGCCAGTGGTGCACCGCTACAGGTGGTTAAAACCGAAGATGAAATGGCTGCGCAGGATGCTGCAGATCAGCAGCAACTGCAACTACAGCAGCTGCTTGCCGCAGCGCCGGTGGCTGCAACCGCAGCTAAAGATTTCGCCCAGGCCAATCAGATTGCGCAGACACCTGCGCCGTCGCCAGCGTTACAGGGATAATGATGAACCGTATAAAAAGTCTGTGGCTCACGCTGAACCGCGCGCGGGCTTTCCAGTCAGTCTTTGGCACCCCGGGGAACATGACGCCGGAACAGAAAGTTGTCATCCGACTATTGGCAAAACTCTGTCACGTCAATTCTTCCAGTGTCGCTATTTCCCCAACGACCCAGCAAACCGACCCATATGCCGTATTTGTTTCGGAGGGCCGCAGGGAAGTTTTCCTGCATATAAACCACTATCTCGGCCTGTCGCAATCTGATATTGCCGCAATGATCGCCGAAGAGATGAACGAACTTAACGAGGACGACAACAATGAATCTGTTTGAACGCTTAATCCTGCGCCGTCTGATGAATGCAACCATTGAAGGCGGGGAAGGTGGTGGCGCTGCCGTAGGTGTTGATTCTGCCGCCCAGCAGCAGAATAGCGATGCGGCCCAGCAACAAAACCTTTTAAATCCAGGCGCTCAGCAACAGCAGGGGGGGGAGGGACAGCAGCAACAGCAGCAAGCCGCCCAACAGCAGTCGCAGACCACCGCGCCGCTCCTCGAAAAACTCCCAGAAGATAGCGACGAAAAAGGCTGGCAGGAACTTTACGAGAAGTTGGGGCGCCCGGAAAAAGTTGAAGACTACGGTATTAAGCCACCGGATGGCAGCGATGGGACATTTTTAAATACGGCCTTGAGCTGGATGCATGAAAGCGGGCTCAATAAAAAGCAGGCTGAAACCGTAATTAATAAATTCAACGAATATGCAGCCGAACAACAAAAAAGTGCCCAGGAAAATATTGCTAATCAAAATGCTGCTAACCGGGAAAAGGTTATCAAGTCCTGGGGAAGTGAAGTTGAGGCAAATACAGCGATCCTCCAGAACGCCGTGCAGCGATTTTTCCCCGATGCTGTGATTGAAAAATTCAACACTGCGGGATTACTCAATGACCCAGACCTTGTGAATGCAGTCCTGGCGATCGGTAAAGCGCTAGGTGAAGACAAAACAGTTACAGCCGCAGCGACGGGTAATGCAGCAGAAAAAGACATTGCCCACCGCATGTGGCCGAACATGCAATAAGGAGTTTTAAATGCCAACACTTACCGGCTTACCGACTCTCTGGGACGCAGCGAAATTGCTTGATCCTGATGGCACTTCTGCGAATGTCGCAGAGGTTCTGGATCAGGACAACGAAATGCTCTGGGATTGCCCGTTTTATGAAGGCAACCTGCCGACCGGAACGCGCATCACAACCCGTACTGGTTTACCTGCTGTGTACTGGCGCAAGCTGAACAAAGGTATTCCGGAAAGCAAGGCAACTACCGCGCAGGTAGATGAGACTACCGGTCTTCTTGAAGCCCGCTCTCAGGTTGATGTTCGGGTTGCTGCGCTGAATGGCAATACCGCAGGTTTTCGCTTCAACCAGTCCAAACCGTTCATGGAAGCGATGAACCAGAAGGCTCAATTCCAGATGCTTAACGGTACGCTTGTTGGGCAACCGGAGGCATTTCTGGGTATTGCTCCACGTTTCAGCGATTTGTCTGCGCCTAATGCCGACAACATCATCGACGCTGGCGGCACTGGTGCGAATCTCACCTCGATTTATCTCATCGGGTGGGCTCCAGACAAAGTCTACGGAATTTTCCCGAAAGGTTCTAAAGCTGGTCTGACACACCGTGATCTGGGGGAGGGGGATGCTTTTGATGATGATGGCAACCGCTTCCGGGCACTGATGGACCTTTACGCCTGGGATCTCGGTATTGCGCTGCACGACTGGCGCTATGTCGTCCGCATCGCCAACATTGATGTTACCGCTCTGCGTACTAACGCTAATGCGGGGGCAAACCTCATCAAACTGATGGCTATCGCGGAAGAGCGCATTCAGTCACTGGTTGGCGTCAGCCCGGCTTATTACATGAACCGCACACTGCGCGCGATGCTGCGTCTGCAGCTGGTTGATGCCGTGAAAAACTCAACCCTGACAATGGAAATGGCTGGCGGACGTCGTGTGATGTTCTTTGGCGAGGTTCCGGTGCGCCGGGTTGACCAGTTAAAAATCGGGGAAGCTCAGGTCGTCGCCTCTTAACGGGGCGATTTTCCGGTTTACTTTTTCAGGAGATAACCATGTTTGTTGATGCCCAGCTTGAATTTTCTGACTCCCAGGCGATCACCGCCTCGGCAGCCAGCACGAATATTATCGATTTCAACCCGGCCTTTGATTACAACACAGTGATCGATGCGGGTGCTGGCGAGCCGACTTTTCTGGTTGTGACTCCGTCGGTGACATTCGCTGCCGCAGGGGCGGCCACGCTTGCGATTGAGTTACGCGCTTATGCCAACGAGGACAAAAGCGATACACCAACCGTTATTTTTTCTACTCCAGCGAAAGCGCTGGGCAGTCTCGTCGCAGGCAAACCGGTTGTCGTGGTGGCGCTGCCTTCGGCCAATTATAAACGCTTTTTAAGTCTGCAATATACGGTCGCTACAGGCCCGTTCACCGCCGGCGCATTAGATGCCTTCATAACGAAAGATGCACAGACTTGGCGCTCTTACGCTAATAACGTTGAGTTCGCCGCGCTTAATCTCAGCATTGCTTAATTTGGGTGGAGTGAGTGCGTTTTCAGGGGCTGCGGCCCCTGCTTTTTTATGAGGTATTATGATGACCGGTCAGACAGATATCATGAATCTGGCGCTGGTTTCCTTCCTGGGATCCGACCATCTCATGGATCGTGATGAGCAGGATAAAAACACGCGCGTGATGAACCTGATTTACAACCCTCTCCTCGAAAAGCTACAGCGCGAATATGCCTGGAATTTTTGCGCCCGCAGCGCCCAGCTTACCCCGTTAAACAAAACGCCTGTCATCGACTATCAATACGCTTACCAGCTGCCCGTTGATTTAATGGTACTGGTATCGGTGGGGGACAGATATTACGGGCGTGATTTCTCTGAATACGATCCCCGCCTGGTCACGGCTGAATATCGCATCGAGGGGCGGGAATTGCAGACGGATCTACAGCCACCGCTTAGCGTGCGCTATCGGGCCAGAGTAACCGATGCATCACAATTCGACTCCACCTTTGTTGATGCGCTGGCTTGTATGCTGGCGGTTCGCTCCTGTAAAGCGGTGACCGGCAAGGATACGCTGGTTGAATCGCTGTTGCAGCAGTTCCAGATGATCATTGCAGGAGCCATTCGCGTAAACGCTATAGAAAAGCCCAGTGAGAAATTCCCACCTTCAACCTGGATGGAGGCTCGTTTGTAATGGCAAAAATCCGTCCTATAAAGCGTAGCTTTAATGCTGGAATACTTTCGCCTGTGATGTATGGGCAAGTAGATTTTGATAAGTGGGCCAGCGCCGTCAAGTACATGAAAAACTTCATACCGCTACCGCAGGGGCCCGCGCGTCGCCGCGGCGGGACGCAATACGCCGGCTCAGTAAAAAACAGCAGCGACCGAGTCTGGTTAGCATCATTTCAGTTTAGTACGACGGAGGCTTTTATCCTGGAGTTTGGCCCTGGATACATCCGGTTCTGGTACAACCATGCGCAACTGCTGGATGGCGATAACAACATTCTTGAAATTGAAACGCCGTGGGGAGCTGATGATCTGACCCGTAACGGGAAATTTGGCCTGTCTCTGCAGCAGTCAGCAGACGTGATTTACATAACCTGCACAAATGGAAATTACCCTGTTTATAAGCTGACGCGAAACACTAACACCAACTGGAGCCTAGCAGAGGCCAGTTTTTCCGGTGGCCCATTCGCTGATATTAATTCTGACAAATCCAGCGTCGTTTACACCGACCAGTTCAGGATCTGGTCTGAGGATGGAAACGATTTGCCTGATGGCACCCCAACCACCACAAGCCTGTGTAACATCACTGCCAACACAGATATTTTTCAGACTGCGCATGTAGGGTGTCTTTTTTACATCGAAGCCAGCACTGATGCAGTGGATGATGATACCGGTCATAGCGGTTACATACCCGCCTGGGCTGCTGGTACATCAGAAACTTTCTCCGCTGGTGTTTTCTGCCGTTCAGATGGGAAATATTACGAAGATATGGACGGCACCAAGACCGGTAATACGCAACCGACGTGGACAGCTGGCGCCCACAGGGATGGTAGCGGCGGTGATGCGTCACTCTGGCGTTATTCAGGCGGTGGCTGGGGGATCATTGAGATAACAGCAGTCAATAGTGCCACATCCGCAACCGGTAAGATCGTCACTGAACTACCACCCAGCGTCAGAAACACTGTTGGGAAAACGTATAAATACGCTTTCGGTGACTGGTCTGATGTTCTCCGCTATCCCCAGTTTGCGGCATTTTTCCGCGGACGACTGGTCTTCGCTGGCCGACAAAAAATATGGTCCAGCGTCGCTGGTGATCTGCAGAACTTCAGCCCAATGACAAATGGCTATGAGGCAGAAAGCGATGATTCAATTAATGATCGCATTGATGATACTCAGGACACCATGCAATGGCTGGTCGCCTCGGCAGGTAAAATATTTATCGGGACTGCTGGGTATGAATTCTCCTATGGCGAGCAAAGCCTGACTTCCGTTTTTGGCGCGGGTAATACAAAGGTTGAGCTGAACAGTACGATCGGCAGCAACGAAGTGCAGGCAGAGCGCCTTTTTGATCGAGTTGCGTTTGTGCAGCGTGCTGGGCGCAAGGTGATGATTGCCGCCTATGATTCGGGCAGTGACTCGTTTTCAGCAACCAATTCCTGCATTCTGGCCCCCCATCTTTTTACGTCTGAAATAATTGCTCTGGCGTATCAGCAGGAGCCCAACCGGATCCTTTGGGTGTTGCTGGAAGAAGGCAAACTGCTGGGACTGACCTATGACGCAGAGCAAAACATCACCGGCTGGCATGAGCATGCTACCGGCGGTGCGGTGGAAAGTATCAAGGTCATTCCTGATATCGATGGCGGACGCGATGAGCTGTGGATGGTTGTTAGACGAACCATAAACGGCGCAACGGTGCGCTATCTGGAATATATGCTGCAGGAATATGACAGCGCGTTTATCACCCAGGAATGGGCGCGAGTGCTGGATTGTATGGCGACATACAACGGCGTTGCGACAACGGTCATTTCCGGGCTGGGGTTTCTGGAAGGGCAGACGGTGGCAGTCGTGACCGACGGCGCCACGCACGCATCGCGAACGGTAAGCGGAGGCAGCATCACGCTGGACTGGCCATCATCTGTTGTTCACGTCGGAATCAATAATGCGGCTGAAATTATCACCTTGCCTCTGGAAGGGGGGATTAAACGCTTTGCCAAAGCACGACTGCGTTTTATCGATACGCTAGGCGGTAAGTTCGGCGATGAGGGCGGAAAATATCTGGATAAGCTTCGCGGGCGAGACTACTCAGACAATATGGATGAGGCGCCGCCTCTGTTTAATGGCGTAGTTACCGTTCCGTGGCCTGGCGAGTTTAATGAGAATGGAAGCATCCGTATCGTGCAGGACCTGCCGCAGCCCATGACCATCGTCAGCATCGATCCAGTAGGAGAAATGGAAGATGACTGAGCCTGTAATCGTCCATCTTGAGGAGTTCCACCTTAATGAAATATTCCCGGACTCATTACCGCCGGAGGCTGTTGCGTCGCTGGTATCTTTCCCATCGTTTGCGATGGAATACGGGGAAAAAACACTTGCCGCTGGTGGCGCCATTCAGTTAGCCCCGGGCCGGGTCAGACTCTGGTTACATACCGTACCAGATGCAGAACAGTTCCCTGTTCATATTTTCCGTGCTGCACTGCGGTTTACCGAAATAGCGTTATCCGAAAATTATCGAGTGGAATGCATCTGCGCCGATAACCTGTCTGCCCGCGTTGCAAAAATGCTCAGTTACCAGCAGGACGCTATTATCCGCAATTATCAGCCTGGCTGTGACGCCAGATTATTTTCAATCGTGAGGTGATCATGCTGTTTAAACGCAAATTCACACTGGAAACTGACCCGGCATCATGGGCTGCTGGTGCCGCTGTTCTGTCGGCTGGTGCAGGAACTTATTCAGCCATCTCCAGCGCAAATAAAAAAGGAAGCGTCATAAAGCCATCGGCGCAGGTTACGCAGGATGCTTCAGTCGCTGAATCCGATGACCTACTGCGCCGCCGGCAGCGGCAGGGGAACCAAAGCAACGTAACGGGAGCTTCGGGAACCGCCGCTAATACTTCAGGCCAGAAGACGTTGCTGGGTGGCTGATGATCGTTCCGTTTGAGCCCTGGCACCTGGTAGCCATTACGCCGCAACCACATCAGATCGGCAGTATCAGGACTGAACAGCACGCCGGGAACATTGCCAGTGTCGGCGCGTTTACCTGTCTGCACAATGGCCAGCCTGTGGCTATAGGCGGCATCGTACCCGCGGAAAAGTACGGACTGGTATTTGACTCCGGCATAGGGTACGCCTGGATGATGATTTCGGCCGGGATTACTCACCTCTGGCCGGAGATTTTCAGGGCAACTCGTCGGGAATTACACCGGGCGCTGGCGAACTATCACCGCATTGAGGCCAGCACCACATTTCCGGAAGGGGAAAGAATGCTGGCGCTATTGGGTATGCGATGTGAAGGGCATCTGAAGAAATTTAACCACAGGGGAGAGGATTCTTCCCTGTGGGCGATAACGAGGTGATCTATGGATTCTGTAAACTGGCAGACGGTCGGCGACAGTTTCAAAAATAATGCAGTACCAATAGCGCAAACCTCAAGCTCTGCGTTAAATGCATTCTCATCATTAAGTAGCACGCGTCAGCAATCCAGTAACCTGAACACCAACGCGCAGCTGCTCGACCAGCAAGCAAACCAGACTATTTTAAACACAGGCCAGCAGTCGGCGCTCATTCGCCGTCGTGGCGCCCAGTTCCAGGGAGAGCAGGATGCGCGTATTGCTGCGAGCGGCACCGGCTTTGGCGGCACTAATGCGCTGCTGCGCCGGCAGACCGCGCTTAACATCCAGGAGGATGCGAACGCGGTAGCTAACGAGGGCATTCTCCAGTCTGATGCACTGAAGAATGAGGCTGGTGCCATGCGCCAGCAGTCTAAATCTGCTCGACCGGGTTTGCTGGGGTTCTTGGGCGCGGGCGCGCAGATTAGTAGCACGTTCCTTGGCGCAAAATACGGACAGAAATAGGACGCAAAAATGCCTAACTTACCTTTTTACGATCGTCAGGTGACGACACAAGGGATTGGCGCCGGGCCGGTAGACTTACCCAATAACACAACCGATCAGCAAATGCTGAATGCTGGTGCGGATGCCGCCGCCAGGGCAACAGCGTCTATTACGCGACAGGTTTCAGACACGGCTTTACAGGACGGCGCACTGAAACTGGACACCATCAAATACAACCTTTTTAACCAGGTTCGCCAGAAGCAAGGGCAAAATGCTATTGGCTCTTCTGATGATGCCCTACAGCAATTTGATCAGGCCGCCGGCACACTGGGGCAGACCATACCAGAAGGCAGGAGAGATGACTGGAACAGGCAGGTAGCGGCAACACGCCTGCAGCTGCAGAGTTCTGCCGATTCGCATGAATATCAGCAATTTCAGGACTACAGCCGCGGGCAACTGGATGGACGTCTACAGATGGCTGTGAATGATGCCGAAACTTATCGCAGCGACCCGGGAAACTATGCCGTTACCAGGGCAAAGGCAATTGATGCTATCCGGACCTACGGTGCCGCAAACGGACAATCTGATGATGAAGTAAACGGCCGGATAGCCAGACTTGATCAGCAGATGTCTCAGAACGCCACGCAGGCATATATTGCAGACTGGCGGACAAAACAGCTTACCTCTCCAACGACTTTTACCCCTGGCGACCTTTCATCTGACAAAGTTTTCTCAGCGATGATTCCAGCGGAATCTGGCGGCCGGCAGTTTAATGGCAATGGTCAGACGCTTACCTCGCCGGCTGGCGCCATGGGGATAGCGCAGGTCCTCCCAGCAACAGCTGAAGAAACGGCCAAAAAACATGGCATGCAGTGGGACCCACAACGCTTTATGTCTGACGCCAGTTACAACATGCAGATAGGTCAGCTATATCACCAGGATCTTACCAAAAAATACGGGGGTAACCAGGCACTCGCGGTAGCTGCATATAACGCCGGGCCGGGTGCGGTAGATGACTGGATTAACGGTACGAATAAAACCGGAAAAAATCCGGCACTCCTTCGTTTGGGGGATCCCAATAAAGGGGATATTTCCAGCGATCAGTTTATTGCCGGGATACCTTTTAGCGAAACCCGTAATTACACCATGAATGTTTTAAGCCGTGCTCAGTCTTTGCCGCCGGAAGCTGAGATATCGCAGATCCAGAAAATGCCCTGGTATCAGAATGCGAGTCCGGAGCAGAAGAGCCAGTTTTTAGGTCAGGTATCCGCTGAAGTAAACCGGCAGCGCGCATACGGCATGCAGAACCTGCAGGACACCATGCAAAATAATATGGCTCAGATGCAGAACGGGATCATGCCCACACGTGACGTCACTCGCCAGGAATATCTCTCATATCTGCCGCAGGGAGCAACAGCGCCGCAGCTTGAACAATACAACCGCCAGTATGATGAGTATGAAGCGACAAAAGCGCTGGTGCCGACATATAACACGATAATGACCCAACCCGTCGCGATGGCGCAGCAGAGCGTTCAGGCGCTTTACCCGCAACCTAACGACCCTGACTTTGATCGCAAGTTGTCTTTATACCAGAAAGCTACCGCCCAGTTGCAGCAGGTAACTCAACAGCGCAGAAGTGATCCCGGCGCGTGGTTTATGAAAAACTCGCCACTTGTGCAGCAGGCATATAACTCATGGCAACAAAACCCCGCCGATCCTGCTATGGCACAGTCATTTATTGCTTCGGTGCAGTCAGAGAAAAGTCGATTCGGTATCAGCAGTCAGAAGGTGCTTCCTGACTCGATAGCGCAGGCTATGGCTGAAGGATTTAACAACAACAAAGAAACAACGGTTGAATCCATCAGGCAGCAGCTGAACGCGTTTGGGCCATATTCGCAGGCGGTCGGCCGACAGATTATGGGGCAAAGTAAAAATGGTCCTCTGGTTGGTGCATTATCAGCTGGAAATCCGCGGGCAAGTGTACCGTTGTGGCAGGAAAGAAACACGCCAACATCAGCCCTGAAAGAGTCAGTCGTTGCAAAAAATGGAAAGGGGTCAGACACCTCCGTTATGCAAGAATGGGCCGATGCGTCTGCAGATTTCCGTCAGACGATGCTTGTGCAGCCCGGCGGTGCAGGAAGCTGGTCAACGCTTGACGAACAGGGGCAGCGGCTGACGATGATCAACGTATTACGTGGAATGGATGCAGGCGCTGCGGCAAAGCAGGCTGCTGCCGATATGTTCACCAGTCAATACACTGTCAACGATACATATCGCGTTCCAACTTATCTTGGCTATCAACCAGATTACATCGCCCGCGGTGCCAGCCTGTTTAAAGATAAGCTGACAGCAGATCAGCTTCAGCCTCTTAATTTCGGGAGTAAAACGCCCGACGAATTCACCAAATCACAAACGCTTTATGAGGTAAAAAATAACGCCCACTGGGTAAATAACTCGGATGATACCGGTCTGGTGCTGTATCTGGGCAATAACGTACAGAATGACGCCAGTGGAAATCCGATTACCGTTAGCTTTGCGGATCTCGACAAAATGGCGAAAGCTGACCCTTCTTGGTGGCAGAGAGTTAAAAACCGGGAGACGCCGTATACTCCAGGGACTGAAAGAGATGCGCGAGCGCAGAATCTTCAGGGATTACGTGAAACGTACGGCGGCCAGTCGCAAAGCGGCCCATCCTTTTCTGAAGGAATGAGGGACACCAATGCCAATATTCGTTGATGATGGTGACGCAGGTTCAGGCCTGCAGCAGCCAGGTAGTAACTTTGAAAGCGGATTTGGTCAGGCTTTGGGGGCTGCTTTTTCTGAAGGAATGCGCTCAGGACCAGCCAACGCTGGAAGTCGGTTTTTTGAATCCGAGGCCTATGCTAATGATCCTACATCTCCTTTAGTAGATCAGCAGACGGCTCAGCAAAAGTTTGACTCTCTGGGCATCAAAAATATCAAAATACCCGAACAGGGTGTAACACAGGCGTATCTGGACCATGTAACCGAGACAAGCCGGGCGACACAGGAGCGGCGAGCAATATTGCAGTCCGCGCCTTCCGGCGTAGCAACACCTCTTATCTTTACCGCGGGGCTGGCTGGCGCAATGACGGATCCGGGTAACCTTGCTCTGGGGTTTGTTCCAGGTCTTGGGGAGGTGAGAGCGGCCAGCGTTGCAGGTCGATTTGCACAGCGATTTGTACAGGGTGCCAGCGCCGGTGCCGTCCAGTCTCTGGTTGCTGAACCTATTAATGCCCTGGCATCAGCGTCTGAAGGTGATGATTACACCCTCGGCCAGGCAGTGGAAAATTTCTTCATGAACACGATAGCCGGCGGTGGACTGCATGCCTTTGGCGGTGCCATTCGTGATTCAATAGTCGCCAGGCGTCAGCAGCGTTTACAGCAGGATAACCCGCAGGCGGTTTCTGACGCTGCGCCAGCAGGGCAGGCGGATATCGTTAATGCCGCTGGGCTCACCCCGGACAACACTCCTGTATTGCGTGACAGTTTTGCCGACGCACAGGCTGACTTGGCCCGAACCATTAACACTGGCCTTGATGATTATGCCTGGCAGCGTGCATGGAACGAAACTATTCAGCCCTATCGTGATTCTCTCTCCGGGCAGCTTGACGGGCAGTCGCCCCGCATTGCCGACATCAACCGGCAGATTGCCGAAAATGAAGTCTCGTTGCAGCAGTCAGATCAGCAATTCCGTGACCTGGCAAAACAGTATCAGGGCCAGCGCATGAGCCGCAAGCAGGCGGAAGCACGTGCGCGAAAAGATATTGAGCAAATCCGCCAGAACATTGAGGAATCGACAGCACGGTTACGCGAAGAAATTTCTGCCAACCGGGACGCAGAAATCTCACGCGGCAAATTACACCAGCTTGAGCGTGGGGAAATTCCGGATGATCTGGCAAGTCTGATTGAAGCCAGGGCCGGGCAGATCAAACAAGGGTTGCAGGTTTCTCCGCTGGCTGGAGGTGTAAGAACCGCGTCTGAGCGTTTCAGCGATGCGAATATCTTTGTTCGCCAGAATGCACTGAGGTCTGCGATTCGCCAGGCAGTAGACGGTTACAATCCTGATATTGAGGATTTTTTCCGTCTTGCAGATCCGGCGGAACGTAACGCTGCACTCAATCGCCTGAAGATGCAGGCTGATAACCAGCGGCATTCTGATGCGGCCGCACGTGCAGCCAGCACAGATGCAGAACAAACCATCCAGCAGCGCGGAGACGACGAACTGCGGGCAGCGCAGGAAGACCTGCAGTCTGAAATGGAACTGGCCCAGGCGCATTTTAATGGACTGGAAAATCAGGCAGAAATAAACGCCCACCTTGCTGAAATTCAGGCTGGGGCCGGGGATATGAGTTTTGCTCAGGCTGCACGCGCATTTGCTGCCTGTATGTTGAGGAGAGCCATCTAATGGCACAGGGTGAATTTCTGACAGCCTGCGAGCAGGCAGTAAACACGGCGGCCGGGCGCCAGCTCGGTGAGGATGAGATGCAGGAGCTGGTTACCCGTATGGAATCTACTGTCGCGCGTATACGGGCAGAAAATCAGGGGTTATCCCTGGAGGAAGCCGCTCTCCGTGCTGCTGATGAAGTGGCGCGTGATGATGCGCTGGCGAAGCACATCGAAGCGCGAAACCGGGTTATCAATCTTCGCCTGATGCATGAGAACCTTCAGCGTATTGATGCCTTCGGTGGACGCCCTGATCTCGCTTTGTCCGCTATCATGGTGGGGCGCAATGAGGCTGTAGCCGGTTCCCGTGACAGCGCGTTTAATAACATGCGCCAGCTGCGCGATCACTACATTTCCGGTCTTGCCAATGATCTGGAAGCGCAGGGGGTTTTACCTGTTTTTGCTAATGGTTCACTGGATCAGAATATTGCTGATGCTATGTGGCGGTTGGGAAACAACCTCGATGTGGGGCATATTCCAGAAGACGCAATCAAAATTGCCCGCGTGCTAGAGAAGTGGCAGGATAAAGCCCGCATCGATGCAAACCGTGCTGGCGCGTCGATTGGCAAACTGCCCGGTTATATTGCCCGCCAGTCTCACGATATCCATAAAATTCGCACCGCAGGCTTTGAGGCCTGGCGTGATGCCATCCTCCCGGAGCTTGACCATCGTACTTTCGAAGGTCTGGACGTTAACGGTCAAAACGGCGTGACCGTTCGAAAAGCGGCGGTGATGACGGAAGACCAGATTTACGGACGTGCCCGCCCGGCCAAACCACTGAAACCTGAAAACGTGGGAGCGCTGGCGCAGCGTGCTGATGGACGTTTTTATATCAAAGGTATTGTCAGCGAAAATGTCGATCTCATGCGCGGTAACGGGCAGGTGGTGCGGGCGAATTTCCGCAATGGCGATTTGCTGGCTAACGGGCAGGATATCGATCTCGGTGATATCGTTGGTTTCCGGAATGACGGCGGCGAGTGGGTGAGCGTCGCCGGGCGGATCCCGCGTTTTGATCCGGCGGCGCCGGGCGGACTGTCGCCATCACAGGCGGTCATCGATGATTTTTTGCATAACGTTTACGTGGGGCTGTCTTCCGGCGTCCATTTACGTACTGACCGCCCGGACTGGATGACGGGTTTTAAAGGCGGTAGCACCAACGTTGCGCGCCGGGCGAGCCAGGAACGCGTATTGCATTTCAAAGACGGGCTGTCGTGGTACCGCTACAACGATAAATTTGGCGTGGGTAACTTGCGTGAAGCCGTGGGGAGCGGTCTTATTCATTCAGCTGAAACTACCGGACTGATGCGGCGTATGGGGACCAATCCGGAAAACATGTTTAATGAGCTTGCCGACCGGATCGAACAGCGCTACAAAGCCGCGAAAGATGATAATGCGTTGAATAAATTCCGCCAGAAACGAAACACATCTTTGACCAATCAGTTAAAGGAAATCACCGGGCAAACCAACATTCCCGGTAATGCCGCGCTCGCCAGGGTCGCAGCAACAACCCGCGCGATAGAAACCATGATGAAGCTCGGCGGCTCAATGATTTCATCATTCAATGATATCGCTACCCAGGCTATGGAGATGCGGTATCAGGGACGAAATATGTTGAGCTCTGTTTGGGAAGCTACGGCCAATAAAGTCCAGTTAACTCGCTGGAAAAATGCGGAGCGTCAGCAGGTTCTTAAATCGATCGGGTTACATGCTGACGCGATGAAAGATGAGCTAATTTATCGCTTCAGCGCTGACAATTCGATGCCTGGTAGAGTTAACCGCGCGATGCGCAATTATTTCCGGCTGAACCTGCAAAGCTGGTGGACTAACAGCAGCCGCTACAGTACAGGCATGATGGTTTCTGAGTGGATGGGGACGCATGCCGGAAAGTCTTTCCGTGATGTTCCGGAAGATCTGCGCCGGGTTCTCTCGATGCATGGCATTGAAGAAAACGAGTGGGCAGCGCTCAGTAAAATGAAACTGCATGCAGCGGACGGTAACGCCTACATGACGCCTGACGGAGTAGCAGATATACCTCGAACAGATATTGAGAATTACCTCACCAACCGCGGGATAAAAATCAATGATCGTTCAGTGGAATACGCTCGCGAGCTTCTCTCCGATAAGGTGCGTGGTTATATACTCGATCGTGTTGGCGTAGCTCTGAACGAACCGGATGCACGCACAATGTCGATTATGAAGCAGGGTATGCAGCGCGGTACAGCCTATGGCGAAATGCTACGATTTGCATGGCAGTTTAAATCTTTTACAGCCAGCTTTATGCAGAATGCGATCGGCCGAGAACTGTACGGGCGTGGTTATGATTTTGGTTCTTTAAGTCAGAATAATACCTTTCGCAATAACGCACTTACCCGGGCGATGCGTAATGGAAACGGCGAACTGATGGGCATTGCTCAGCTTTTCTTGTGGGCAACGGCGTTCGGTTATCTCTCCATGCAGACGAAGCTGATGCTTAGGGGCCAGACTCCGCGCCCGGCAGACAATGTCAGTACATGGACAGCAGCCATGGCACAGGGTGGCGGGCTGGGTATTCTGGGTGATTTTCTCTTTGGGGAGTACAACCGGTTCGGAAATACCCCGGCGACGTCGCTGGCGGGTCCGTTTGCATCAGATGCAGCACAACTGGTTAATCTTTTTGGACTGACGAAACAGGGGGATGCAAAAGCCGCTGATTACTTCAACTTTGCGATAAACCACACGCCGTACATGAACCTGCATGTGGTGCGCCCGGTGATGGACTTCCTGATCCTGAACCAGATGCGAGAATGGATGTCACCCGGTTCTCTGCAGCGGTATCAGCAACGTGTGAAGGAGGAACAGGGAAATGACTTTATTATTCCACCTCCTCAGTTTATGCTTGGCAGATAACCTACAATTAAGGTGGATATAAATAATTATGCTTAAAGTTATGATCTCCATTTTACTAATTTCACTCCCATTAGTGTCGCGCGCTGAATTTTATAACGGTGAGGAATTATACGATTATGGTAAGAGTTTTAAGAATGTAAGCAAAAACGATATAAAAGCATCTACAAAGAGCGATATCTTATATAGCGGTTTATTTCTTGGCTATGTAGCCGCCAATATCGAATCGTTCGGCTCTGCTGGTGCTCAGGTATATTGTGAACCTAATGGAAGGTTGCAGACATATGGTGATGTCGTTTTCATGTATCTGTCTCAGCACCCTGAGCGGAGAGTAAATTCAGCAAAAAGTTTAGTAATTGAGGCCATGCAATCAAATTATCGTTGTACTGAACCACCACAATGGTTGAAAGATGAAGTTGCTAGAGGTAAGAATTAGCCCACCACATGGTGGGCTTTATCATTACTGCCCGCCCGGGCGAGAGTCAGCCGAACGACCACCACAACGTGAACCGTCAGCAGCGGTATCGTCAGGATGCTGGCAGTTTCCGGCATAGGCCTGCGTCACAGACCCCAGAGAGAGCAGAACAAATAACACCGCGAATAATTTTTTCATGCTTTTTGCCTTGTGTGTAGTTTTTAAATCCTATCAGGAACAGGTACCGCCTTTATGGTGGGAGCCTGTGCCGCCATGCGGATGGGTGCCTTTCGGGCAAGCCATCACTGACAAGGACATCACGCCAAACATCGCAACCAGTAACAGAGTAATTATTTTTTTCATTCGTCATTCCTTAATCATTGCCATAGGGATAATCCCAAAACCACTATAGCACCTGTTTCATTTCATGAATCCTGATAAATGATCAGCTTTTGCCCAGTGTGATAGGCCCTATCAAAATCTTCCTTGCCACTTAAATCAGCCATCCCGGCCGGGAGGTAAGGAACGATGAAAATGACACACAGAGTTTCCGAGGTCATCACCTACGGGACGTCAACAGTCAGCGCTACGTATTGGTTTTCGCAGCTGCTTGATTCATACACCCCCGGCCAGTGGGCAGCTATTGGCGTCATTGGCAGCTTGGTGTTCACCGCTTTGACCTTTCTCGTAAATATCTACTTCAAATGGCTCGCGTATCGCCGCGGCAAGTTCTCGGAAGAATAATATGGCTTCGACCAAAGCAAAGCTCAGTGCAGCCATGCTGGCGCTAATTGCCGCCGGTGCATCCGCGCCAACGCTCATGGATCAGTTCCTGGACGAGAAAGAGGGCAACAGTCTAACTGCATACCTTGACGGGTCTGGTGTCTGGACGATTTGTCGGGGGGCAACCCGCATTGACGGAAGGCCAGTAACGAAGGGTATGAAGTTGACGCAGGCCAAATGCGATCAGGTAAACGCTATTGAGCGTAACAAGGCGCTGGCGTGGGTTGACCAGAACATCAGGGTCCCGCTGACGGCGCCACAGAAAGTTGGTATCGCCAGCTTCTGCCCGTACAACATCGGGCCGGGGAAATGTTTCCCCAGCACGTTCTACCGCAAGCTGAATGCGGGCGACCGTAAAGGGGCGTGCTCTGAAATTCGTCGTTGGATCTTTGATGGTGGCCGTGACTGCCGCCTCACCAAAGGCCAGAAGAAAGGTTGCTACGGTCAGGTTGAGCGACGTGACCAGGAAAGCGCCTTGACGTGTTGGGGGATCGATAAGTGAAACCAGAATCCATCGCCGCGGCAGTTATTATGCTTCTGCTAATCGTCGGCCTCACAATCGCCGCAGGGCTGGGCTATCGATATAGCTCTGCATCCAGCAGAGCTGAAACGGCTGAAAGTCAGGTGACGCTGCAGGCAAGGGTTATCCAAATACAGGCGGACAATATCGCTGCTTTTCAAACTATAAGCGGCGATGTCCAGAAAAAAAACAGGGCGGTAGATGCCGGTACAGAGGAAAAAACCATTGAATATCGAACGATTCTCAAGCGCGAAAAAACGTGTGATATGCCTGTTCCTGCTGACGTTTCTGGTGGGCTGCTCGAATACACGAACAGTTTACGTTCCAGCGCAGTGCACGCCAATACCGACGGATTTGACAAGCCCAGTACTGGCACCATTACCGCCGGCGAACTGACATATTGCCAGGCTGTTTTATGGATAACCCCATTACTTGCTGCCATTGAAAAAGCAAATAACCAGCTGGCTGGTATTCGCCAGATTGAACAGAAAAGACAGGAGACAAAATGACGAACGTGCAAACGGGCTTACTTTACTTCAGCGTAGTGGTATCGGCTCTATATCTGGTAGCGGGCGGTTACAAGTCAATCCGGGCCTACTTCCAGAAAAAGTTTGATGATGCTGTCGCAGCCAAAGCATCGGAAACCGCCGAGAAATAACCCCTCAGGGCCGCATATTGCGGCCTTACTTTTGCCCAGCTTCAAAACGATTCTGACAATGCCACCATGTCGAACTGTTTTGGAGTAGATGATGGTCGAGAACGACACTTCATCGGTTGAGTATCAGCTATCAACCAGCACTGGCCCTTTTAGCATCCCTTTCTACTTCATTGAAAACGGGCATATTGTCGCGGAACTGTATACACAGAACGGAGACGACTTTAACAAAACCACGCTGAATATTAACGTCGATTATTATCTGAACGGTGCCGGTGATAAGAATGGTGGTCAGCTGACTTTGCTCTCCGCACATAGTGGCGCCACACTACTGATTTATCGTGATCCCGATGCGACCCAGTTAACCAGTTATCTGGCGACCGGTAAGTTTCCTGCGACAAGCCATGAGCGCGCGCTTGATAAGCTGACTATGCTTATCCAAAAATTCGGTTGGTGGTGGGATTCTTTGGCTCTGAAAAAGCCAAATATCTTCGCTAACTTTTATGACGCGCTCAATAACCGTATTCGTAACCTGCGTGATCCTTCACTGGCGCAGGATGCCGCAACAAAAAGCTATGTCGATAGTAGTGATATCGACCTGCAGCAGCAGATAACCAGCAACTTTAATCGCTCACTGCGTGTCCCAGATTCCTATATAAACCAGTTACCATCGGCCGAAGACCGAGCCTGGAAGGGGTTGGGTTTTGACGGTGCCGGTCAACCTAAATTGCAGGATCCTGCAGGAACGGGGCTATGGGGATACGTTCCGGCCATAGGTTCGTTTGAGCAGGGATCGCTACTCACTCAACGTTTTGAGGTTCTTCTGTGGGAATCCACGGACGAATACTGGCGCTGGGATGGCGTAATGCCTAAGGTCGTTTTACCTGGTAGCACGCCAGCGACGGCTGGCGGTACAGGAAAGGGTAAGTGGATCGACGTTACCGATGCGACTCTTCGCGCAAACCTGGGTTCAGGCGACGGCCTTAAATGGGTTGGCAAATGTGCGACCATCTCCGCACTGCGAACAGTTGAGCCTACCTACTCCGGGCAGTCGATTACCCTGAGGCATGCAGTGTCTGGTGGACATGAGATAAATTGCTCGCTTTGGTACGATGCCGATGATGTGACTACGGATGATGACGGCTATTCTGTATTTGTTACGGCTGGTGGTGCTCGCTGGAAGGCTGATGTTTCCAGAGGGATTGATATACGGCTTGCCGGGCTTCTTTCTGATAACTCTAATCTGGGTACCGTTTTAAATGCCGTCATTACCGGTGAGGTTAACAAGATAAAAGCGGCTGGAACCATTAAAGGCGCAATCACTAATATTTTTATTCCGGCATCCAGAAAGGTTTATACAGTTGATACTCCCGTATTCATTCCATCATTTATGTGTATGAATACTAACGGGTATGTATATATGCTTTACCCATCAACAACAGGCAGCGCGTTTAGCATCAATAACGCTGCTTTAGATATTGCATCCGGCGGGATGCCGTCTAACCCGGCAGATGTTCAGGGCTGTAAAATATTTAATGCAGAAGGTGGGAGGTTCATCCTTTCAGGGCCTGGTGGTGACGTTTCAACAGGAACAGGATTGTACGTCGGCGACCCTAATGTCAGTGTTTTTGCTGTGCGAGATTTAATTGCCTGTGACTTAACTATTTTTGGTTTCAAATATGGGATTCAGATAACGGCGCGTAATAATTTCATAAACACATTTTATGGAATTATCTCAATGCTGAACCAGTACGGTGTATATGTATCAGGTGGTCAGGCCCTTAATGCCGGGGAGAAAATGATTTTCGAAAAATGCACAATTGGGAACAACTCTGTTGCGCATTTCTGGTTTCAGGCTCCAATGTGGTACCACATCAACAACTGCTCACTGGATTACACCAGTGCTGATGTGTTCCTGGTGGGAAATCTGTCTCAGGTATCAAGGATTCTCATTCAGGGTGGCCATGTTGAGGGGGTTCCAGGTTATCTGGTGAACTGCCCGGCCGCACCAGGCATACCGGTTAAAGTTCAGTTTAGGGATACTCAGCTCTACATGAACGGCGCCAACAACTCCATGCGTCAACTTATCCATGCACCGGGTGGTGGTTGTGCGGTTTCTTTTGAAGAGTGTGACTGGACGTTTACTCAATATTTTGAAAGCTCTCAGTACATTTCGCTGAGCGGTTATAGCGACGGCACTGAGGCGAATAACCGCTGCGTGATTACCAATAAAAACCCGCGCGTTACCGGGTTGCGTAGCTCGCAGATACTACCGCGATATAACAATGGACTGATGGGCTGGCGATTCAATTTTGTCGGAGCAGAGGGGGCATCGATTCTTAACCTTACCGATGCCAACACAAAAATCACGGTCTCCAGTGCAAATAATGACGTCAGCGCAAAATACGGCGCAGCAACCAGCGACGGTGCGAGGACGATTGAGATTACTGCGGCTGCAGCAACTGATGTGGTCGAGCTGCTGCTGACTCCTTACTATCCGGCAAAAGCTCGCCCGGCATGGTGCGGCGGCGCATCGGTTAATATCGCAGGCGTTACAGCAGGGGAGTGCGATATGTACCTTGTTGCCAGAACCTACGAGGAGCCTACCCTTTCTTTCAATAGTGGAAATTCTAACATTACTACTAATCGCGCTGTTGTGACGAACTATGTTTCTGACGTTATCAATGTGAGCGAAATTTTCAGCAAGGCCGGAACGCCGCTGACAGCGGCCGATTATGTGGGGGTCTGGCAGAGCGTGAGTCAGGCACAGTACGCTGATTCATGTCGACTGGCTCTGCGTTTTACCAATTTCGTAGGGACGATTAAAGTTAAACTCCCTGTTTTCTGGCAATCACCGGTACTGTGAGGTGTTATGTTTTATCTATATGAAATACTGGCAATAAACCATATAAGCCAGTACATGTTAACCAAAGCTGAGGGTAATGGGCTGATTACAGCATTTGATGCCGACAGCGATGAAGAAGCCATGGATATGGCATCGATTTATATCATCAACACCCTCGGTAAAAAAACGGAATTTGGTATTTCATTGTATCTGTAGGTGTTCCCGCCATTACTGGCGGGATAATTATTCATGCGATTGTGCAAATGCTATCTGCTCTTCCAGGGTAAGTGTCTTTCCGTTTCCATCATCAGTCTGAATTGCCATTTCCTGGGCTTCAGATAACGCCTGTGCTACTACTGCCCTGTTGCTAAACAGGTTGTTTAATTCTTCGTCCATATCATACCTCATGGATTAATTTTTAACGTGTTTGTATCAGGGTCGCGGTAGATACCACCTGTCGCACCTGATGCTGTGGGGAGATTGGGCAAAGAGAACGTGCTTGCGCCAGTTTCTGAACGGGTCAGGGCTTTTTTCCCGAGCACTGCAGCCGAAGTGGCATCTGAACGGTACTCGTATACGGTTCCTTTACCGTGAAGCCTGTACTCAAATCCGTTCGGGTCCGTGTAGATGTAAGTATTGTCATAAGACCGCTGGTCTGAGTAGGAGAATGCCACGTTGAATGCGTCATACGTAAATTCAACGTGGTTGTTGGCCCACATCCCCAGAGACAGAATGTAGTCGAACCCCTTCAGGTCGGCAGTAATCCGGTTGTGCTGTCCCCCATTAAGTCTCAGCCCGGATTGTCGCGCTGCGCCTGTTGAGAAATAATCACCATGAATCGCGGTAATATTAATCCGGCAGTGCTGGATATAGGCGTTGTTTGCTGCGGTAGCATAAAACAGGGCGCCCTGGGTTACGCTGAAACCGGAGCCATCAACGTTACAGCCAATGACCGGGTTTTCTGCTGAATTCCCAATAAATGCCGCTACATATTGCGCGTTATATGTAGTTACGTCCCCGCTACATGCCTCGCAACCATACCCTGTAATAACGCCACCACCCTCAAGGATATCCGTTGCGGAAACTTTGTAGCTAATATTCTTACATCTCCATAAATGGAGTCCGGCATGGTATGCCTTATTGGTTACCAGTGTTATGGTGCCATGGATATTGTTGCTCTCAGCCTCAATGCCTGCGTATGCTGAATCGTTAGCGATAACCTCCATGATAAAATCGGAACACGCATCCAGTTTAAAAGTACTCCCCAGCGCTAAATCTGAACTTACCGACGTTGGTTGCGGGTAAATCTGCCCGGATTTTTTGGCGGTACAGAATACTTTCATATTCTTTGTACCGTTATTGGCAAAGAAAGGGAAAACGGCTCTTTCCAGGGTTACCGCCTTACCAACATAAAGCCCATCAACCCCAGACGCCCACAGGCCTAATGTATTTGCCAGAGGGGATGTGAAAATTTCCCTTGAGTCAATTTTTGTTGCGCTCTGGTACGCATACAACGGTTTATTAGTTGGGTCCTCGGATGTGATAAGTAGCGCGCCAGTTAGCTCTGGGTTTTTTCCAGTAAGCTTGAGCGTAGTAAAACCAGAGTAACTGGCTGAAGAAGGCGTTGCGCGAGACAGCGTGGCACCTCCACCGCCATCTACCGTTATGTTGTCTGCCGTGATGACCCACCCATCAGTAGCCTGCGAGTTATTTGGAAAACTATTATAATGGTTCGCATTCGGCATTAACTTAATATAATCGCCGTCATTCAAATGTGACAACATATTCGCAAAAGTAGCAGTATCTGGAATGGAAGCCCCACGTCCGCGACAACCATACCACTCTGGCCTGACTATTCTGCTGGCATAATACTCTTCCCTGACGAATACCAGCCCGGCAATACCGGAAGCTACAACCTTACCCCCATCAGCAATGAAGTCTGCCGCGTGCTGAACGATGAAGTTCCCCCCACCCACGATATAACCATAGTCAAATTCAGTTACCTGAATACGCTGGCCTGCCACCGCCGGAGAGATTGTGGATAAATGGGCAATGGTAGGGACGCTTCCTATGTAAAGAAGCCCTTCGTTTGAACCCAGGTTTACGCGAACAATATCGGCAATTTACAATCTGCCTTTTCAAAGGGTTGCATAATGCTGATTGGCTACGCGCGGGTGTCTACCGGCGATCAAAACCTCGATTTGCAGAAAAACGCGCTGGTTCGCGCAGAATGTGAGCAGATTTTCGAAGACACAGCGAGCGGGAAAAATGCCAGACGCCAAGGACTGAGGCGTGCTATTCGTCGTTTAAAACCAGGTGATTCTCTCGTGGTCTGGAAGCTGGATCGCCTTGGGCGTAGTGTTCGTGACCTCATTACTCTGGTCTCAGAGCTGCAGGATAGAGGCATTCACTTCCGTAGCCTTACAGACAGCATTGATACCAGTACGCCAGCAGGCCGCTTTTTCTTCCACGTCATGAGCGCCCTGGCGGAAATGGAGCGCGAGCTGATCGTCGAGCGTACCCGCGCCGGCTTAGCCGCAGCGAGGGAGCAGGGGAGAGTCGGCGGCCGCCGCCGGGTAATGACCACTGAGGTTGTGGAGCGGTGTCGCAGAATGCTGGAGAACGGCGCTACTAGGCAGCAGGTTTCCGCGGTGATCGGTGTCGATGTGAAAACCATCTATCGCTATTGCCCAGCATCAGAGGTCATCGTCGATAAGAAATAGCGAGGGCGAATCCATCCCGGCATCCAGATAATCAATCGCTCTCTGGAGTTGATGGAGCAAGGCTTCCGCCCTATCCCTGGAGATGCAACAAAACAGGTCAGGAAACTCTTTCAGTGGCCAGTGAGGTACTGAAGCCATATTGTCAGTAAAAGTAGCATTGAGGAACACCTGACGGGTTAAAGCCGAATGGCTGACGTTAAAGCCAGTCAGTTCTGGAATGCTCGATGCGTTGGATTCTCTGTTGATCATTTTGGTCACCAATACTGTTTTTATGTACAGTATTTTTACTCTTGAAACCGTAAGAAAGTCAAGGGAGATCCCTTAAAAGTTGAAAGAATAAAGCCCATGTATTAAGTGTAACTGATTGATTTTTAGTGGTGTCAAATAACGACTTTATTCTATGAATGTAGCATAACATACTGATTATAAAGCAATTTTATTTGGTCTTGAAAACCGGCGACCCGAAAGGGTTCCAGAGTTCGAATCTCTGCGCTTCCGCCATATAAAAGAAGGGGTTACCGAAAGGTAACCCCTTCTTGCTTTGTCCGGTCGGTCGTGCATGACCCGGACAGCGACCGACGACGTTTTCATTCCCACAGCGCTGACGGATACATAGCCCGTCGCATGGCAGGACTTTTCACAACGCCCGCTTATTCTTCGACAATCCGCGCCTTCGGTTTGCTCAGCAGGAGCATGACCAGCGCGACGTAGGGCATCGGCTTTCAGAAATAGTAGCCCTGCAGCAGATGAATATTCTGGCGATTAAGATAATCCCGTTGGGCCTCGGTTTCGACGCCCTCGGCAATGATGCGCAGTGACAGCGTCTGCGCCATCTCTATCACGCAGTCCAGCAGCTTGCTTGCCGGCGCCTCCCCGGTTTTCCCGTTCACCAGCGGCTGATAGTAGGGAACGATATAACCCTGGGTGATGGCGTAGCGCAACTTTTCCTCTTCAGAGGTGTAAACATTAAGATATTTACGCATCAGGAAATAAAACAGCAGCGAAACCGAGAAAATAAAGATCAGCAGGCCGGAGCCATTATTCACCAGGCGGGCGAGACTAAACAAAAGCGACTCGGGATAGGCAATACGAAACGAATAGGCGGGCGAGGTGAATACCTCCTGGTGTGGGTCCGCAGCCAGCGGCTTAACATCGCCATATCTGGCAATCATTTGGTTCTGCACCCAGAGTGCCAGCCCGTTGTCATCGGTATCGCTATATAGCGCATCGCGCAGATGGATGTCGCTGATCGTGACAATCACCCTGATCGGCGCTAAGCGCGTCTGATAGATCAGCACCGGCCGCTTATTGACCATCAT